CGCTTGGCTATAAGCAGGGCGAAGTGTTCATCAAGAAGCGCACTGTCGTCTTCAATCCGAACAGCCGCCCACACATCGAACACTGCCTGCGCCAGAAGTATGACTGGAAGCCCGATAAGTTTACACCTAGCGGCAAGGCGCAGATCGACGAGACAACACTGGGCGTCCTAACAGATTACCCAGAGGCTCAGAAGCTTGCGAGGTTCTTCTTACTTCAGAAGCGCATAGGTCAACTGGCTGAAGGGCCACAGGCTTGGATGAAGGTTACCGACGACGACGGTAGGATCAGGCACACGATCATCTCACAGGGCACCATCAGTGGGCGCAGCGCTCACCGAGGACCAAACTTGGCTGCCGTTCCTGCAGCACGTCTGCCGTTTGGCAAGGAGTGCCGTGAGCTCTTCACTGTGCCTGACGGATGGCACCTCTGTGGTTCAGACTTAAGTGGTCTGGAGCTCAGGTGTCTTGCACACTTCATGAACGACAAAGAGTACATCGATGTGGTCCTAGATGGAGACATCCACAGCCATAACGCTAAGGCCTTTGGTGTCGACAGGGACACTAGCAAAACCCTGCTGTACGCCATGATGTACGGTGGCGGCGACTGGCTCATAGGCAAACTAACAGGCGGTGGTAAGGCAAAGGGAAGACAACTCAAGTCATCGTTTGAGGCAGGAGTGCCTGCCTTTGCACGTCTCAAGAAGAACCTACTGACCGCCGCTTTGAGGGGCCACCTGATAGGCTTAGATGGCAGGCATCTGTACCTCAGAAGTGAGCACAAGGCCCTCTCACAGCTTCTACAGAGCGCAGGGGCGATCCTTTGCAAAACGTGGGTTCTCTACATTGATCGAGAGCTCCGCAAACAGTTCCCCCAAGGTGAAGCTTACATTGTCGGATGGATACACGACGAGGTGCAGATCGCCTGCAAAACCAAGGAGATTGCCGAGCATGTCGGAAGTAATATCACTTCAGGAATGGCGAGAAAAAGCGGAGAGGCTTTCGAGTTTAACATCCCCATCTCCTCAGAATATCAAGTCGGAGCTTCATGGGCTGACACACATTGAGGATGCTGAAGAGGCTGCATTTGCACTGCACATGGCCTCAATGCTTGCCGTGCTCTACCGAGCGTGGCGCAAACCGTTTTCCCTCAAAGGCCAATACGCCAGAGATGCCGCGTTTCACGTCGGCGTCTTAGCGTCCGAAGGCATGATCACGACATGTATCGATGAGGACACTTACGGCACCAAATGGCTAATCACGAAAGAAGGCTTAATAATGAAAGGAGAGCTCGATGAGTTCATCCAAAGCATCATCGAACAGTACGAGCCGTCCAGTCCTACTTCTTGACGGAGACTTGTACCTATACAGAGCGGCGGCTGCTGCAGAGCAGGAGATCGACTGGGGCGACGACGTGTGGTCCCTATCGTCCGACCTAAAGGACGCCAAGGCTATCTTCTTGTCGTTGGTTGAGGACCTGCAGGAGAACCACTGCACTGACCACATGATCATCTGCCTCAGCGACAAAGAGAACTTCAGGCATGAGGTCTACAGTAAATACAAGGGTGGACGTAAGAAGGTCCGTAAGCCTGTGGGATACGCTGCGCTCGTCCAGTGGGCCAAGGCCAACTTCAGGACGCACACAGAGCCACTGCTAGAGGCCGACGATGTCATGGGCATCCTCTCGACGCGTCCTGACTTGGGCGACAGCATCATCGTCAGCGACGACAAGGACCTCAAGACCATCCCCGGTCGTCTCTATCGGCACATGACTGGTGAGCTCTTGGAGATAACTAAGGAGCAGGCTGACAGGTTCTTCCTGCTGCAGGCGCTGACTGGCGACGTCACTGACGGATACTCAGGCTGCCCCGGTGTGGGCATCAAGACAGCAGAGAAGATACTAGGGGCCAAGCCTCAGTGGTCGTCGGTTGTCCAAGCTTATCAGAAGGCAGGACTGACAGAGGCCGACGCACTTACCCAAGCTCGATGCGCAAGAATACTTAGGCACGTCGATTGGGACGACAAGACACGCACGATAAAACTATGGGAGCCCACGAGAGATGGCTAAACAGTCTCCAGAGCACATCACCAAGTCTACTTGGTATCAGTCAACTAAAGCAGGCCTCGTACCGTTCAAGACAAGAGCAAGCTTTAAGAACCCCCACCCAACACAATTAGAAGAGTACGCGCTAGGCATCAGGATGCTTGAGCACGAACTCGATGTCTATTTGACAGGGTATCAACGCAGCCACGTTTCAAACAGGAATAGAGATGACATCAGACATCGACCAAGCTTCAAACCCGCGCCACTATAACAGCCTGCCTGTCGAACCCATTGAGTTCATCATGTTGAACGAGATGGAGTTCTGGCGCGGCAACATCATCAAGTATGCCGCCAGAGCAGGACGAAAGCCCTCATCAGATGAGACCGACGATCTCAAGAAGATCATCAGATACGCACAGTTCCGCATCAACCAACTAGAAGGACGCACCCCACAAAATGACGGTACATAATAAAAACCATAATCAACACTACGGCCCAACCCTTGAGCTCTCCGACGTGGTCGACGCACAGAAGTACCGTCAGAGCAACGAGGATTTCTATGAGAAATGCGTGCGTATCGCTCAAGCGCTAAAGGACGACGACGAACACTTCGTGCGCTTCAAGGACATCCTCAGAAACATGAGGTTCCTACCTGCAGGCCGTGTGCAAAACGCTATGGGGTCAGCACGACAGACCACAGCATACAACTGCTTCGTCTCAGGTCAGATCGACGATAGCATGAGCTCCATCATGCAGAGAGCCACAGAGGCCGCAGAGACCATGAGACGCGGCGGGGGCATAGGCTACGACTTCAGTCGCATCAGGCCGACAGGAGACCTCATTAAGAGCCTAGAGAGCCGCTCCAGTGGCCCTGTGAGCTTCATGGGTATCTTCGACGCCGTATGCCAGACTATCGCGTCCAGTGGTCACCGTAGGGGCGCTCAGATGGGTGTCCTACGCATCGATCACCCAGACATCGAGGAGTTCATCAGGGCGAAGCACAACAGCGACCGCTTGACTGGCTTTAATGTCAGCGTGGGTGTGACCGACAAGTTCATGGAGTGCCTCAGAGATGACAGGCCGTTCCCTCTTGAGTTCGACGGAAGAGTATACAAAGAGATCGACCCACGAGCTCTGTGGGATATGATCATGCGCAGTACATGGGATTGGGCAGAGCCGGGCGTGCTGTTTGTCGACAGGATCAACGAGATGAACAACCTTTGGTACTGTGAGACCATCGAGGCGACGAACCCATGTGGAGAGCAGCCGCTGCCGCCGTATGGCGCATGTCTACTGGGGTCATTCAACTTGACACGTTACGTTGTCGGTGGACGCAAGAGAGGCCAGAGAGACTTCGATTGGGAGCAGTTCAAGAAGGACATCTACGACGTCGTAGCAGCCATGGACAACGTCATTGATCGCACGATCTATCCGCTGCCCTCTCAAGAGAAAGAGGCCAAGGACAAACGACGGATGGGCCTTGGTATCACAGGCTTGGCGAACGCTGCGGAGATGTTGAACTATAGGTATTCCTCACAGCATTTCATGGAGTTCACGAGTAGAGTGCTGCAGGTGCTGAGGAACCACTGCTACTATGCGTCCGCTGATCTGGCCTCAGAGAAGGGCAGCTTTCCACTGTACGACGAACAGAAGTATCTCGAAGGTAACTTCATCAAGACGCTGCCTGAGAACGTCCGTGAGAGGATCAAGATGTGTGGCATGAGGAACAGCCACCTCACGTCTATCGCACCGACTGGCACCATCAGCCTCACAGCGGACAACGTGAGCAGCGGCATCGAGCCACCCTTCAGCCTCTTCTATGATCGCACGATGAACCTCGGAGATGGCGAAAAGGTGCTGCGTGTAGAAGACTATGCGTACCGCCAAGGTGTACACGGTCGGACTGCCAATGAGATATCTGCAGAGGAACACCTCAGTGTTCTGGCGCTGTCTCAGAAGTATGTCGACAGTGCCGTCTCCAAGACGTGCAACGTAGGCGACAGTGTGTCCTACGAGGACTTCAAAAAGCTGTATGAAGATGCGTGGGCTGCAGGCTGCAAGGGCATCACGACGTTCCGTGCGGCAGGCAAAAGATACGGCGTGCTAAACGAAGTAGCAGCAGACGACGACACCAAAGGTGTACCAACTAAAGACGTTGCATCTGAGGATGCTGATGATAACGTGCAGCCCACTGAAGGTGCTGCTGCTGCTGAGGCCTGCTTCTTTGATCCAGAGACAGGCATCAGAAGCTGCGAATAGTAGCGGCTATAGGTAAAGGGACGAGGGTCCTACAAGCCGTCAACCTTGGTTGTACGCACGGTGACTGCACGAGTAGGACCCTCTGACCACCTATTGATTTATCAAGAGATTGTCTCTGTAGATAAACCGCCAGAGTAGCTGAGGACAACTATAGCACACTCAAGTTGCTTTTGTAGGGCATCGGATAACTTAGGTATCTTATGACGCAGCGTGGACTCATTGGGCGCTCTAAAGTGGACCTACAGCAGATAGACAGATGCTATACTTTAGTATACATATAGATATCATATGTACTCTTTAGTACTAGAAAGACCCATCTGAGAAACACTAGTGTTTTCCGTAGGTTATATTCTGTCCACCTTTCTAGAGAGTTTCACTGCAGTTCTCTTAAGACGGCAGGCAGATAGACACATAAGTTTAACTCCCATGAGTGTCTGTCTGTCTGCTCTTATAGTTTATCTGAAGTGATAAGACGATGATGATTAAACAGTAATGAGAAAACTAAAAGAGAAAGACTGGAGAGCTCTTAAGAGTACCATAGCTGCTTGAGTTCGACAGGTGATAGCTAATAGATGACTATAGAAACATATGAGCTCATGAGTTAACTTAAGAGCACTATGGGTCTGCTGTTGATTTGCCTTTATGTTTGTTTGTTGTCGTTCATGCTTGATGCAGACTTTATTGTTTCTCAAGTAAATCCCAATTCTTTTTGAAGAAGAACGATTGTTCCGCAATAAAAATCACAGACGAAATCTAATGTCTCACTGATGATTGGTAGTACCGCCGGGGGTCATCGGATATCACATCCGTTGACTGCAGTATCCAATGAAATCAATGAGTTACAACAAATGATCTCTAATTCGGGTCCCATAGCCTGCTTTTGAGGCCCCCATGCCTCTAGAAATCAATGGATTTCAAAAAGCCGACTAAAGCCTGCCGTTGTTGTTGTTGTCAGACCTTCAGCAACACACCCAGATATCACCACAGAGGCCCTTTAGAGAGGCCCCTCGCTCCCACCAACAGGAAAACCAAAGATGGCCTTAGAAACTGGAACGTACATCAACAGTCTCAACGCAGCCAACCCTGCGGCGACTGACGGCCTATCGCAGGCCGACGATCATCTGAGGCTCATCAAAAGCACCATCAAGGCTACACTCCCGAACCTCGATGCAGCCGTCACGGCCACCGAGGACGACCTAAACATACTGACAGGAGCATCAGCAGCAGGTGTCTCTGCGGCAGAGCTACAGCACGTCAACGGTGTAACATCAGCCATCCAGACGCAGTTAGATGCAGCCAGTGCGCGTATGCCCTCTGGAGCAATCATCCTGTGGTCTGGCACGGCCTCAGCCATCCCTAGCGGCTTTGTGCTCTGCAATGGTAGCAACAGTACACCCGACCTTCGCGGCAGGTTCATCATCGGTGCCCACGGTGATAGCGACAGCGATGCTGCCACCTACGACGTCGGTGACACTGGCGGTTCCGCAACGCATACACTCACGACTGCCGAGATGCCGTCGCACACTCACACAGCCACTTCAGTTGACAGCGGTCACACCCACAGTTTTACTGTCGGCGCTAATGCTGACATTGATAACGATGTTGGCACATCATCAGGCAGCGGCTCAACAGACACCACGGCATCAGGGACGGCCAACATCACGACCACCATAGCATCCACAGGTGGCGGCGGTGCCCACGAGAACAGACCGCCGTACTACGCCCTCTGCTACATCATGAAGACCTGATAGCCGCCACATGCCATTACTCCCAGTCCGTCAGTTAGGTAGCGCAGGCGTAGTTACAGACCTCGATCCGTTTAACCTACCTATCAACGGCTTCACACGCGCGAAGAACGTCCGCTTTACACAAGACGGCAACATAGAGCGCTCTCCAGTATTCCGTGACGTCTCAGGCGGTGACTTGTCGTCATCTTTAGATGGCAACCCTTCGCATATCACAGGCGTCTTCGGCGGCACATCAGGCTACGACAGCATCACCCTCGTGACTGACGTCTACCATGTGTATACGTTCAGCGGCGGCACGCTGACATCTAACGTCGACTTTGCGACCTCAGCCTCTACGGTGCCTTTCACGTCGACAACTTTAGCTGACGTGCAGTATCTCAACAGGCCTGACCGCGTGCCTGTCTTCTTGGGACCCTCTGGTACGACTTTTGCCAACCTCACGAATTGGCCGACGAACCACCGCTGTGTCTCCTTGAGGTCATACGGTGACTTCCTGATTGCCTTGGGGATGACCGAGGGCAGCAGCAGCTATCCTAATCGTGTTCGTTTTAGTGACATTGCCTTGGCAAACAGCGTGCCGAGCAGTTGGGATGCCACTGACGCCACCAAGAGTGCAGGCTTTAACGACCTCGTCCAGATGGACACGCCGATTGTCGACGGTGCCACCCTCGGCACCAACTTCGTCATCTACAGCAGCGACAGCGTCTACAACATGGAGTTCGTCGGCGGCACCTTTATATTCAACTTCCGCAAGCTTTTTGATGACTGCGGAGTGATCAGCCAGAACTGTGTTGTCGAGGTCGAGGGCAAACACTTTGTGTTCGACAATGACGACATCTACGTCCACGACGGTAACACACGCCAGTCCATCTGTGATCAGCGTGTGCGCGACTATGTGTTTGCATCAGGCCTAGACACCTCGAAAAGCTCTGCCTGCTTTGTGCACCACAACGCTGCACTAGAAGAGGTATACTTCTGTTATCACACAGGCGACGACATGGTCACCCTAGAGGACGCCAGTCACTGCAACAGGGCAGCCGTGTATAACTACAAGGCAAACACTTGGTCGTTCATCGATCTGCCTAACGTCGTCGCAGGCACCACAGCCAACGTCAACACTGTGTCGACTTACGCAACAGCAAGTACAACTTACGCCAACACAGGCGGCTCCTATCATGATCAGGAGAGCTCCTTTGGTCGTCATAACATCTTCTTCTCGAAGTCTGTCGCCAACGGCCTGCCCTCGTGTGACAAGCTGCTAGCCATGGACGGCGCTACTGTCGGTGCCATTGCTGCACCTATAGACACCGCCGCCACCCAAAGCATCTTCTTGGAGCGCAAAGGCATAGACCTCGATCAGGAAGCAGGCAGCCCCCTCAGTGGCTACAAGGTGCTCAGAGGGTTCTACCCACAGGTCACTACGGATGACAGCAGCAGCACACTCACGTTTACTTTTGGTGCCAGTGACTTGCCTTCTGGTGTTCCATCTTATGGTTCTGCAGTTACCTATGATATGTCTACCGACCATAAAGTCGACACACGGAGCAGTGGCAGATACCTCAGCTACAAGCTCACAGATGCCTCCACAGACAAGGACTTTAAGTTCTCTGGCATGGACATTGATGTCGTCATCACAGGCAAGAGGTAGCACCCACGATGTCTTCAACAACTCTAAGCGACAAACAGAACACGCTTGTGTTCCCCTATGTAAGACGCCAGATGCCGTCCCTAGAAGACAGCCTCAAGCTATATCTCAGAGACGAGCTTCAGGCCATCGAGAAGTCTATACAGACGCTTGCAGATGCATCAATACAGGTGGCTGATGCAGCCCCTAGCAGCCCTCGGAAGGGCATGGTGCGCTACGCTGTGTCGCCATGGGACCCCCTCAGCAACGGCTTCAGTGGCCTTGTCGTCTACAATGGCACATCCTGGGCCGCAGTTTAACAGATGTTATTAGTTAAGACTGACCTCAGCATTCGGTCGTCCATCATGGCAATGCAAGAGTTACTGATGGAAGGCGTTGAGCAGGGCGAGATTACTGACGACAGCGACCAGACAGAGCTTGAGCACTTCTTTACGCCTCTAGATGAAGACTACGGCTGCTCAACATACGCACGCCAGTTGTTCATGCCAAAGGGCATGGTTGTCGTTGGAAAGCTTCACAAGAAGCCTCACCTGACATTCCTGATGTCTGGCACTGTCTTAGTCGTATCAGAAAACGGCGGTAAGCAAAGGCTGCAGGGGCCCACCACGTTTGTGTCGCCTGCAGGTGTAAAGCGCGTGTTTTACATTGAAGAGGACACCATTTTAACGACGGTGCACCTAACGAAAGAAACAAAAGAAGACGACCTAGACAAGGTCGAAGAAGAGGTCATCAGCCCCACCTACGAGGCTATGGGCTTGGAAGAGCCCGACATGAGGCGCTTCAACGAAGTCTTAGAAAACCTCTCACCTGACAACAATAATAATAAAAACAACAACAAGGGTAGATAAAACATGTCTTGGATCATGATTGGTTCTGCTGTTATCGGCGCAGGCGGTAGCTACGCAGCCGCAAAAGAGCAGTCGAGGGCTCAAGATAAAGCCAACACAGCTAACATGGCAGGCTTCAATCAGTACAAACCTTACGTCGACGCAGGCCTCTCAGGTGGTCAAGGTGCATTCAACGAGGCTTTGAATGCAGGTTACTACCAAGGCCCAACCTATGCAGGCCCCAACGCCTTCCAAACGAACACTGCGAACACCATGGGCGGCTACAGTCCAAACGTGATGAACACTGGGTTCAACATGATGAACACTGGTGCAGGCTTTGGTCAGAACTATCAGAACCTCTACAATCAGACCCAAGAAGACCGCCTCGGTACAGCCATAGGGTACGCCAACGAGAACGCAGGCGCTCTGACGGACAGCATCATGAGTGACGCACGTCGCAACACTCAGCTAGCCATGCAGGGCAACAACATGTCTGCATCTGGCACCGGCAACGCCAACTCTAGCCGCGCAGGTATTGCAGACGCAGCACTTCAGGGCGACTTGGCACGTCGTACAGCAGCCACAGGCGCTCAGGTGCGTGACCAGATGATTGACCGCTCGTTGAACCAACAGGGCCGCCAGTTTGCTGATGCCATGTCTGCCAACCAAGGTATGCAAGGTGCCTTCACCACAGGCATGGGTGCCATGGGAACAGGCGGTGACTTCGGCATGAACGCAGGCAGCTTCCTACAGCAGCAAGACCAAGCCAAGATGCTTGACGACAGGGCACGCTTCGAGGGCGACAGAGACTTCGCGTATAACCGCTACAAAGACTACATGAGCGGTATGCTTGGCCGAGCCCCGTCGACAGCTAACCAGTACCAAGCGAACACCGTCAGCCCCGGCGCTGCTGCAGTCTTCGGCGGTATGCAAGGGTATGGCTTCGGTGAGCAGTACGGACAGCAGATACAGAATAAGCTCCCAACAAACATGGGCGGCTACGGTAGCTACGGCGGAGGCGCTCCCCCTATGAGGCCCACAAGTTACGGAGGGCGTGCTTAAGATGATCCTCGCAAACAACCGCATGACCCATGACCCAAGGCACGCCAACGCAGGCGTCTTGGGCACCTACGTCAGTGACATGCCACGCTACAACCATGACGTTTTCCGTCGCACTCCTATGTCGTCTCCTGCTGCAGGCCCAAGCCTTGTTGGTCCAGTAGTGGACCCTAGTTATGGTGGAGCAGGTGAAGACTGGCGTACACCATGGATGACAAGTGGCAACATGCTGCTAAATGATGGGTTTGACAATGCAACGTACAAAAGTGACCCTGCGCTCCACTCGCAGTCAATCGACAAAGGTACAGTCCCTGAGCACATGCTGAAGAAACCTGCTCCTGCAGCAGCACCGGCAGCAACTCCTGCGCTCATAACAGGCAACGCACGCGGCTCTATGAAGCCCCCTGCAGCACTGTCGATCCCCAACCAACGCATCCCTATGGGTGAAGCCCTCATGCGTATCGGTGGAGCAGGTGTCGCAGCATCAGGACAAGGCGGCTTGGCGGCCATAGGTGCAGCTACGAATGCTTATGGACAGGTACAAGACGCAAACAGGCAGGCTGACATGGAAGCCTTTGCCATCGAGGAAGCACGCCGCAAGTCTATAGCTGACCGCATGGCTGCTTCTGCCTCTAAGAGTGGTTCAGCAGGTACTGGAGACACTGTGCAGAATGCGAAAGCCTTGGTGTCGCTACAGAATGCTGATGCCGTCTTAAAAGGTTTTGATGACTACGACAATGTCACAGGGATGGGCTATTGGTTTGCGCAGAAGTGGGATCAATTAACTGGTAATGAACGCGAGAACGTCCGACTAAAGATTAACTCAATGAAAGTTGACAGGGTCCTTGCCAACATCGCGCAAACCAAAGGTGCTATCTCCGAGAAAGAGATGGATATCTTTATGTCCGACCAACCTGCGTGGACAGCAGGAGAGGACATCTGGCGCAAGTGGGTTACCGACTACAGAAACGCACTTCTTGTAATGCACACAAACCTAGCCAACGGCACCACTGTTGCACCTTCGGGTGGCGGTGACCTCACAGCACAAGAACAACAATTCTTGAACGGCGGTTAACTCACATGAATGCATATACTGTCGAAGACTACCGCGCAGCGGCCAAGAGAGCTATGGCTGCAGGGGATCAAACCACAGCAAAAAGCCTGATTGCACGCGGCATGGCTCTTCAGCCGCAAGGCCCAGAAACAGGCAGCGCATCTGGCGACCTTCGTGCAGGTATGCTGCAGGCGCAGATGGTTATTCCCGGTGTACGCGCAAACAAGCACCTTGATATCATACAGAATGCCCAGACTGGCAACCTGTCGCAGGGTAACTTCGCGCAAAACGCTCAGTATCTTCTCGACCTCGCCAAGTCTTACGAGGCAGACCTTAATTTACTTGAAGACCCAGACGAAAGAGCAACCTTAGCTGACCAGATTGCCGACCTAAGAAATCAAGCAGCTAATATCCAAAGCACCGCCGCAACACCTACGGCTCAAAACAAGCAGGCGTCACTTGACGCCGCTGCAGGCAGATCGGCCCAGACATTAGCCACAGACGTCCTTCCAAACCTGATGGACCTGCAACGGCGTACCTCTGAGATACCAATGAGCGCAAAAGCTCAAGAGATGTTTAACCCAAAGGGCGACACATTCCTGCAGCAGACTGGCGACGTCTTCGATACGTTTCGTGAGGCCCCCGGTGAGATAACACGGACAGTATTCTTACGCTCACTGCCTGCCATGATCCCTACAGTCGCAGCAGCTATCGCAGGAACTGCTGTAGGTGGTCCTGCAGCAGGCGGCACCTTGGCAGGTTTAGTCGGCGGCAGCACAGAGCTCGGCATCGCGTTGTCTCAGGAGCTCACACAAGAGTTGGGCTCTAGAGGTGTCAACGTCGAGGACCCCAACGCAGTCAAGGCGTGGTCTGAGGCAAACCCTGAGCTAATCACAGACATGCTCATGAATGCTCGTAAGCGTGCTTTAGCTATTGGTACTGTCGACGCTGCAACAGGTTTGGTTACTGGCCGTATAGCAAGAGCAGCCAACCAAGGTGGTAAGCTTCGACAGGGCGCAGGAGTAATCACAGGTGCTACTGTCGGTACTGCAGGTGAGGGCTTAGGTGAAAGTGCTGCGCTACAAGCAGAGGGCAAAGAGCAAAACCCCGGTGAAATCGCAGGTGAGATGCTAGGTGCAGGCCCTATGCACGGTCTGACAACTGTAGGTCAGATGGCCGTGCAAAAGTCGCGCAACTTGTACACCTCAGACGGCACCCTAGCCGACCCAACGACGCTAGAGGAAAGCTACCGAGGTGCTGCAGGAGACGTCGCAAGGCAGCTTAAAGAAATATCCACAGCTAACAGTTATAACCTAAAAGATGTCGGGACTGGCTCTAATGGCGCTCGTCAGGCACTTGAGGATATCCGAAGCAGCAATGTCTCACGCATTAACGATCTACGGTCTACGCTAAAAGACAAGCTAAACATAAAGAACGCTGAAAGCTTAGATGAATTACTGTCAGTGTACTCTGAAGCAAAAGCAGGTATTGCTGCAGGCAAAAAGAAAGTGTCTCAAAAGGTCACTACACAGCAACTTGATGCAATTAAGCAGCTTGTCGGGCCATACAAAGAGGGCGCACAGCTTCTCAATGAACTCCAGAAGTCTAACGTCATCACAGACCTCTTCAAAGACGGCGTAAAGGGTGGCATCAGTCAGTTTACCGACCTCTTGAACCCTTTCAGCCAAAGTGGCGCAGTCTACGACCCTAGCCGTATGGCAAATGTTGCCACAGGTTTGATTTTACCTGCCGCAACTGGCGGTGCTTCTATTAAAATGCAGGCAGGCGGCTTTGCGCTTGGCCGTATGGTCGATGCAGCCACAGGCCGTCGCTCTAAAGTCTCTCGGTTTGTTAACAAGAACTTGAATGCCTTCGGTCTTCCTGACCCAGAAGGCCCCTCTGTGGTCGAGCAGAAGGCATTAAACGAAGCGCAGTCTAAAGATCGCCGCTTGGCAATCGCAGAGGTCGCCACAGCACTCAATGCGCCTAAACCGGGGCCTTTGGAGAGCATGACGCTTGGCACAGGTCTTGATCGAGCAGGCCTTGAGACTGTCGTAAACAAGATGTCGCAAGACTTTGCGAATAGCCCTGAGTTTACACCTGTTCTAGAGGACATTTCTAAGAACCTCGCAGGTGAAGGCAACAGGATCGATGCGCTGACCGAGATCATCCCTGTGATAGGCGCATACGCACAGCAGAACACCCCTGAGCTCCTTGTCGCTCCCCCAGATAACCAAGGGCTGCTGCGTGACTTTAACATGATGTCACCTGACGATCTCACTGGTATACAGACGGCACCACCGCAGCAGCCCACACAAGACCCACAGCAGTCAGGCCGCCAGTTCACATCTCCTGAGAACTATCAGGCAGGCATAGACGCCAACATCGAACTGGCTGACACCCTTCAGTCTACACTGTCTGCAGACCCTGACGTCTCCGTGACAGACAAAGGCCAACTGTTGTCCGTCTTAGAGGGCCTGAAGCAGCCCCTGACGAACCCTACGGTTCAACTGCAGACTGACATAGAGGCACTGCAGAGGAACGAGGTGAGCTCTGAGGCCATCGACAAGTATGTGCGTCCGTATCTCGACCGCGTCACCAATCAGAGTGAGCAGAAAAGCAGGCTGCAGCGTCTGCAGGAGGCTCCTAAGAAGCCAACAAGCACACAAACAGAAGCACCTGCGCCAACTGAGGCAATGACTGAAGCTCCAGTGGTGCCACAAACGGCAGGCGAGATGGTTGCTGAGGGCAGCATCATTGAGGGTGCTGTCAGAGCGATCTCAGAGGGCACTATGGCTCCTGAAAGTGTCGATGCGATGCTGTCGTCTCTCGAAGCGTCAACCCCCGGCATTCGCGCCAAGATCGAAGCTATTGTTAACCGTCAGCCGCCTGAAGCACCAACCAAACCAGACCCAGATGCAGATCAGCAGTGGTATGACGACGAAGAGTTGAGCTTTGGCACTGTAGATACTGCTGCTCGGCCAGTTTACACCGAGCTTCCTCAGAACCTTGTACCAGAGCAGACTAGAACCGCATATAAGCTGATGAAAGTTCAGCCTTCTCGTAAGGGTGAGTTTATTCCTCTTTTTGCAAAACCAAAAGGAAAGTCACAAGGTTTTCTTGGTGGTCGTTGGTATGCAGCAGAAGACCAAAGACCGACTATTGGTAAACCACTGGCACATCGCCCCGGTATCCATGCTGTCAACCTGCCTGTCTTTGACCAAGGTAAAGCAGCAACTTCAGGCACACAACGTGTTTGGGTAGAAGTGGAACTTCCAGAAATTACTTCTGAAACACAGGCTGAAAGTGATACCTCGCTTAACAATAGGGGAACTTTGGACGGTATCCAAGGTCGCCTAATTGCTCCGAACGAAAGCTACGACTATAAGACAAACCCTAACTCATCTAACGACGCTCAAGGGTGGCCTATTGCAGGGTCGATGAAAATCAAGCGCGTACTAGATGATACAGAGGTGTCTCGCATACTTGCAGACAACGGATTGTCCAATCAGGTTGAGAATAGTACAGCAAATGTAAGCACCGTGATGGCTGCTGAGTTGAACTCATACATTGATGAGACAGCCACAGCACCTGCTCTACGTCAGCAAGACGACCGTGATCTAGAGGTTGACCAAAGCTCACCTGCGCGTCCTGCTCTATTGTCTGACCCGACTTTACTGCAGCGCGACGACCTAGACTATTTCGACACACCTTTGCCTTTAGAAGGAAAACCTACTGTTCGCAAAATAGGCGAAGCTATGAACGCCGACCACCAGAAAAAGTATGGTCGCCAGATATTCCCTGAAAACAGTGAAGATGATTATCAGCAAGTTTTAGGTAGGGCCTCTGAAGAGCTTAAGGCACAACTTGAGCAGCCAAATAGTGGTGTTGGGTGGTATAGCAAAGATGTTGAAGATGCGATGGCAATGGCATCTCGTGTCTACCCATCATTAGCAACAGAACAAACACATCGTCAGCTTTATCTTACGTTTGCAGGTATATTCTCTAACGGTGCTGATCCAGATAATGCCTTTATGATGTCTTCATGGGCGTTTGAGGACTTTCTTCGGACAGGAGAAGTGCCAGTCAATCGCGCTGAGGGTTTCAGGCAGCAAGGGTTAGAGCCCCCAAAGACAACCTTTAAAAGCGCCAAAACAGGCAAAATGGTCACTAAGGATGCAGGGTGGGGCATAAGAAACAAAGCTAACGAGCAGCAGCTTGGGATGCTTAAATACTTAGTAGAAACTAAAGGCGGTTTAGCGCCTGCTATGGACTTCCTACTTCAACCACAGACGCGTGAAGACATTAACAATGTTATGCTCGATAGTGGTCTATATAAAGCAGGCAGATACACAACTAAGGCAGAGAAAGCAGGGGCCCCAGAATATGGCTTCCTAGCATTCGGTAAAAAGCTTGGTCGTTATTCTATGGGCCTCCACGGCGTCGAAATCGACGCAGGTGACAGCGTAATTGATTTATGGTATACTCGATCATACCGTAGGTGGACTGGTAGATTGCTTGAAACACCTGTGGCAAAAGAAGGTGTTGCAGGTGGTCCTGCTAATGATGCAGAGCGTAATGCAGTCTTTCGATTAACTGGAGATTTGTCTGATCAAAACTCTCTTGATCCCGGCGACACGCAAGCTGTCCTGTGGTTCTTTGAGAAAAGACTGTGGGGTTCGCAAGGGCTCAGAACAAAAGAAGGGACTAACTCAAGTGGCGCAAGGAAACTCCTCAAAGAAAAAGGCATCCCCCTCAATGATGACGGAGAGGGAAGCGATGGCTCGAATATCGAACCTAGCCGCTCGGATGTCGGCGCAGGGCAAACAGCAGACGACAGGGAAGCCCCTGCCCTCAGCGATTTCATCCGCAATGGATCGTCCAAACTACGACGCGCCCTCAGCCGACGAGTACCTAGCAAGCAAGAAGTAGTCGGCCAGTTCCCTGCCGTAAAAGCACTCTTCGAGATCGGCAAAAAGGGATCGCCTTACGAGAACGGCATCACGAACATTGAGGACGCCCTGACGCTTGCGAAAGCTCTTGGCATCACAGTCCACATGTTCAATGACCACCAGAAGATGCTCAAGACTTTAGGGACAGACAGCAAGACCCTCCGAGGACGCTTCACAAAGACCTCTAATGGTGCATCTGGTCACGTCTTCGCACTAGAGCCGGGCACAAACTTCCTTGGAACAGATAGTATAGGAAGTGGGCGCAACCTCACAGACATCGAGGCACTCACAACGCTGCTTCACGAGATATTCCACGGCGTGACTATGGGTCCAATGTCTGGTGTCGGTCCTATGCTAAACGGCAACGGAAACGGTACGCCATCCGTCGAGAATGCTATCGGCGCTATGATCGACAAGCCGCAAGGCAAGCGTACACCTCAAGAGCGTAAGATACTCCGCGAGATTACACGCCTGCAGAACAGCTTGGCTGCATACGTCGAAGGCAAGCCGACAGAGCGCAGACCAGTGCGCGGCTTGATAGCTGCCATGGACAACTTCGATCAGCGCCGCAATCAGATGACCCCAGAAGAACAAATGGACTTCGAGAACAAGCTTGACGCTCATGTGAAATACATCAGGTCAAAGGGTGAGTTCTCTGTTGATCCGTTCTGGGTCTATGCGGTCAACCCAAAGATGGCGAAGCTTGTAATGCCAGAGACGGCCAAGTGGATACGAGGTGAGCTACGCAAGGCAGGCAACAAGGACATCCAGTTCTTCACCCACCCACTTGCGATATCCATAGCCGTCGTGATGGCCCTTATGGCCTCTGAGCAGGCTGAGGATGAGCAAGAAGAGCAGCAGCAAATGCAGCGTGGGGCACTGTCGCCCAATGCAGGGATGCTGTCTGCCGCCTAGTGCAAGAACATCAGACAGAAAAGGAGAGCAACCGTGAAGCTAATGATAGAGCTTATGTCGGCTATAAAAGGCTTCGAGGACATCGAGGCTAGCAAGTCGCTGTCGAAGGACGACAAAGGTGCAATGATCTGGGAGATGTACTGCAATATCCCTATGATGATGTACGAGCGCCAGTACCCTCACTCGACACGGATAATCACGGAGATATCGACGAGGTATAAACCTAATGACGACCGAAAAGCAGCCAAGAGCACGTCGGCAGAAGAAGCCCCCAAAAGAGGTAAAGATGCCCCAAAAGGGCAACCCAAAGGAAAAGAACCACTTCTGGCTGATGATGCAAACGGAAGAAGGCCGCGCCCAAAGAAAAGCGTGGGCAACAAAAAAGCGTAAAAACGGCGGCAGGCCAAAGGGCGTGCCAGATGGATACTCACGCGAAACAATAAAGCCGATAAGGGAACAAGCGATGAAAGATGCAGAAACCGTCTTAGAGATCATGAAGAAGGACTATGGCGTCGAGGATGAACTCGCCCAAGAAGCCCTTCGCACTGCAGTCATTATCATGCGCGAACCGGGGCAAGCCAGAGAGAAGCTTTTGGCTGCTCGTATGGTCCTAGACTTCACCAAAAGTAAACCAGTTACCAAGTCTGAAGTTTCTGTCGGCAAAGCCGAGGAGTTCCTAGCGACACTTCTGATGGCAGAAGCAATAAACGAGGAAGAGCAGTTAGATGAACCCGAAGTTAGCCGCGATACGGAAACGCCTATACACTGACTTTGAGTTCTACTCTAAATCTGCCCTAAAGATCAGAACTAAGGAAGGTGACGTTCAGCCCCTAAAGCTAAACCCTGCCCAAGCCATCCTGCAGAAGGCTGTCGAAGATCAGCTAGCAGCAGAAGGTAAAGTCAGGATCATCATCTTGAAAGCGCGTCAACAGGGTCTCTCAACCTATGTTGGCGGCTACTTATACTTCAGCGTCTCTCAGAGAGCCGCGTGTAAATCCATGGTTATCACGCACCACTCTGATAGCACTCGTGCCCTCTTCGACATGACAAAGAGGTATCACGAGAACTGCCCTGAGCTCCTAAAGCCTCACACTAAGTATAGCAGCAGGCGCGAGTTGTCGTTTGACGTCCTCGATAGCTCTTACGTCGTTGCGACTGCAGGTGGCGATGCTATTGGCCGAGGTGAGACGCTGACCCACGTTCATGCATCAGAGCTTGCCTTTTGGTCTAAGACAACAGCAGCCGACAACTGGAACTCCCTCACACAGGCCGTTCCAAACACAAAGAACACTGCCGTCTTTGTCGAAAGCACAGCCAACGGTGTGACAGGCGTCTTCTATGACCTCTGGAAGGGTGCTGTCGACGGCTCGAACGGTTATGTGCCTGTGTTTATACCTTGGCACGTCAACCCTGAGTATCGAGAGACGGTCCCTAAGAAGTTCCAACGAACTCCAGAGGAAGAAGAGCTAGCGGAAAAGTATTCTTTAGATGACGGCCAGTTGATGTTTCGTCGTCGTAAGATTGCTCAGAATGGCATCGACCTGTTTCGACAGGAGTACCCCTCAGAACCCGAAGAGGCCTTTCTGACGACAGGTCGCCCAGTGTTTAACCCTGAGCAGCTTCAGGAGAACCTCGGAGATGCTGCAGACGTCAAAGAGCGTCTAGCGCTCGAAGGCGACGACTGGGAGAACAACGTCAGAGGGGAGCTCACGCTATACAGAGCGCACGACCCCGGAGAGCAGTATGTCATAGGTGCTGACGTCGCTATGGGCGTCAGGAACGGTGACTACAGTGTTGCCCAAGTTCTCGACAGTAAGAAGCGGCAGGTGGCTACTTGGAGAGGCCATGTGCATCCCGACTTCTTTGCTACAGTCCTCTATAACTTAGGGGACTTCTTCAATCAGGCTTACATTATCGTGGAGAACAACAGCCATGGCATTCTCACATGCACTCGTCTGGCTAAAGATATGGCTTACGCTAACTTTTATACGACCACTGAAGTGGATAAGCTCACAGATCGTGAGACTGTCAAGTTGGGCTTTGCGACAACTGCCAAGACGAAACCGCTGATCATCGACCAGTTACGCGCATCAGTGCGCGACGGCGAGATCGAGCTAAACGACAAGACAACTATTAGAGAGATGCTGACATACATCGTGACAGAAAGCGGTGGGATGGAAGCTGAAGCAGGCTGCTACGACGACTGTGTCATGAGCCTCGCACTGGCTAATCACGTCCACGAGGGCGCTTGGGAGCCAGTAGAAAGTGTAGATGAAATGTACATAGAAATGGTGTGACTGAATGAGCACGGATGAATACAGTAAACTGAGTGATGAGCAGATTGTCGCTCTAGTTGACGACAATGTGCGCAAGTCTATCGGGTACTATGACAGCGAGATCAGTAGAGAACGCCGTAAGGTAGTCGATCACTACAACGCAGCCCTGCCTCGCCCAGCGCACGATGGAAACAGCAAGTACGTCTCTATGGACGTCTATGACGCCGTCGAGAGCATGAAGGCAGCGCTCCTAGAGACATTCTCCACAGGATACAAGACAGTTCGCTTCAGCCCTCAGAACAGTGACGATGTCCCTATGGCTGCCGTCGCTACGTCTTATGTGGACTACGTCGCAAACCGCCAGAACAACCTGTTTGAGGTCATGCAGACGGTCATCCACGATGGACTGATTGCACGCGCAGGGCTTGCCAAAGTATTTTACGAAGAGAGCTCTGACAGCTACCTTCAGACCATCGAGGACGTACTGCCAGACGACTTCGACATGATGCTTGCA